ATATATTATATGTATTATTAGCTTGTACATCATTGTTTTGTTTTGATTTGAACGATTATGATAATTAAGTAATTGATATCATTGGCTTATTCGGCCTGAAAAATCAAAACGATTCCATAATAAAGTGTTTTGATTTTTTAAAGAATGGCTTGTAGTAAGGGTTAGCGGGGTTTTGTGCAGCGCACAAAATCAAAACAAAAAAGTGTCAAATGTTTTGATTTTCATGGTCTATGGAAAGTACGCGTAATTATATTACAATATACCCCTATGATTGGGTAATAATATTACAAGGGTTAGTGCTCGGAATTGGGGCTTTTTGCCGGTCATGCCCGTGTTTAGTTACACATAACACGAATGACAGGGATATTGTGGGGGAATGGGGCTCGGTGGCGGTGGCAAATGACCTATCTCGCGCCTCTGAGCTGCGTTTGACGGGGGATAGGACACTGAGAAGTACGACAGAAGTCCTGTATTAGGGCTGTATTCCTATATCGTAGCGATTGAGGGGCTGGGGCAATTCATTAATTGATTTGTTTCTATCATTCGGCGCGGCTAGTTAGTTACCATAAAAAACAAGGAGGGGGGGGTATGCTATGCCACTACAGCCAGACACCCAAAGCCCCCAAGCCCCACCCTTGCGGCCCCTTAGGAAGACCCTTTTACGTGCGCCCCAATTTTTTGAAACAAAGTAATTAACATAATATAATAATAAATAATCTTCATATATACGTGCCTGAAAAAAACCGCTCGACTGTTTATTCTTTGCCGATATGCTTGACGGCGTCGAGGGGCTCGTGTAGCGTGGTTGTATTGGCGGGTGGCACTGCTCTTCTAAAGCAGGGATTTTCGGTCTCGTAAACTCCAGCCTCCCGCCTTCCTAACGAGCACACGAATGAAAAGGCGAATATAATGGCACATAAGAAAACCAAATGCTGGTTCGTACGCGGAAGCACATACAACGCAGTAACCTACAAATTAAACCTAGTTGAAAATGACGTGACAAATCTGAAGAGTGCAAATCAGAATTTGAGAACATCAAAGCAGCGTTTCGAAGATCAGTCTGGTTCGCTCAGGGCAAAACTTGAAACAGAGGAAGATACTGTTCGTGAAGCTACGAACGCTTTAAACATATCAAATGCGGAGCTTGATTATGCCCGCGGCTTGGTCGGTGATTTGCGTAGAAAAATAACAGCTATCTCTAAACACAAAGAAGAGCTTAAATCTGAAGTGATTACAGCGAACAACAAGATCGACGCGCTTGAGGTTGCTCTTGAGAAGGCTCAGAAGAACGATATGCCTAAAGATGCAAAGACAGGTCAGTTCAAGTCGAAGAAAAAGAAGTCTAAAAAATAGATGTCTAACATTAACAGCGACCTGAAGAACCACATTGAAAGTCAGCTTGTTCTCGTAGAAGCCGAGGACGGGTCGATTGATATGGCTGAAGTAACCCGAAAGTGGTTAGAGCAGCAAGGTATTCTTCAGATCGTTGTTGACGCTATCAGGGGTGAAGCCAAGGACGCGAAGGGAAAAAAACTAGCAGCAAGTGAACAGCTAAGCACGCGAGATCGTGTCAATGCCGCACTTAAACTTTCCAACAAGATATTGCCTGACATGAAATCAAGCGAGCAAAAAACCAGCATCACTATCGACCAGAACGTGCGCCACACAGCTACGCATGACTTATTAATGGACGCTGGCTGTGTTGACGAACCGATTGACATTATACCAACGTATGAGAAAGAAAAAGTAGATGCCTAAAAAAGACCCATACGAAGGCTTTACACCAGAGACGATTGCAGCTTTAAAAAAGCGCGACGCAAAACACGTCTTATCTGACATTAAAAAAAGAAACGAGAAGCGTGCAGCCGAAAGAGAAGCTGATGAACGCGCAAAAAAGAACCCGTTCGACATCAAAAACTTCTGCAAAAACATCAAATTCGAAGACTATCCAAAAATTCTAGCGAACATCGCTAACTGCTCAAATGAAGAAGCGCGTGGTCACTTTAGAAACTTGGTACGTGGCGACCTTTACTTCTTAATTCGCTACGGAATTAACAGACCTGACGTTGAAAAACGCTGGTTGTTTGATCGTTGCCGAGAGGTTCAGGCTGCCCCAGACGAGCACCTAGATTTATGGAGCCGTGAACACTACAAATCAACAATCATAACCGTAGGTAAAACGATACAAGATATTTTCTGCTCTCACGGTGAGGACGCTCCGATTGAGAAAGAGCTTACGTTTTGCATCTTCTCTCACACGCGCCCAATCGCAAAAGGTTTCTTGCGCCAGATCAAGCGTGAATTTGAAAACAATCCGCGCTTTAAGGAGTGGTTCCCTGACGTTCTCTGGGACAGCCCAAATAGCCAAGCCCCGACATGGTCTGAAGATAACGGCATTATCGTTCGCAGAAAAACAAATCCAAAGGAAGCCACCGTAGAGGCTTGGGGATTGGTTGACGGTCAGCCAACCTCCAAACACTTTGACGGCTTATTGTACGATGATATTGTTACGTCCAAGTCCGTTTACACGCCTGAGATGATTGCCAAGACAACGCGAGAGCTTGAGCTATCTTATAACCTTGGAGCGCATGGCGGATTTAGGCGCTTTATCGGGACAAGATATTCATTCGGTGACAGCTATCGTATGCTTATGAAACGTGGTACAGCGACACCAAGGGTCTATGCGGCGACGCACGACGGAACACTTGCTGGCGAGCCTGTACTTCTAACGAAAGACAGCCTGACGAAGAAGCGCCGAGATATGGGGGCGTACACATTCTCATGTCAGATGATGCAAAACCCTGTCGCTGACAGTGCTCAAAAGTTTGACGAGGCATGGCTACAATACCACAACGCGACAATTCCATACGAAGGGCAGAAGCATAGATATATTCTTATTGACCCCGCTAACTCGAAAAAGAAAACCTCAGACTATACCGTTATGATTGTCGTCGAGGCTCGTCCTGACAGGAAGCTTTATATCATTGATATGGTGCGCGACAGAATGAACTTGACAGAGCGTGCGGCAATGCTAGTTTATCTCCATAAGAAATGGAAGCCTATGTCAGGCGACGGCGTTCGCTACGAGAAGTACGGCAAGGACGGTGATATCGAAGCTATTAAAATGTATCAAGAGAGCATAGGTTATCGCTTCGATATAACAGAAGTCGGCGGAAGAATGTCAAAGACAGACCGTATTCTTCAGCTCGTGCCTTACTTTGAAACTGGTAAATTAATTTTGCCATATCAAATGACAAAAACAGATTACGAGAACAAGGAGGTTGACCTTATCCAGACGTTCCGAGAAGAAGAATATTTAGCCTTCCCTCAGTGTGTCCATGACGATATTTTAGATTGTATGGCGCGTGTGATAGATGGCACTAACCCACTAACTTTTCCAGAGGACGCCCTCTATAATATGAAGAGCAATATTGTCAATTCAGGCAGCAATTTAAAAGATATGGATTTTGAGGATTTTTTATTATGATGAAAGTTACTAGACTAGAGATGGAAGACATTGACGACTTAGTGGTTATGGGGCGCAACCAGCTCGAAGAAACCGTAGGTCATTTAGTTTACGAGGAGCGCGTCGTTAGGCACTACGCCAAGTGGTTCGTACAAAACAAAAAGAGCGATGATCGTGTTTATATCGCTCGTGAAAATGGAGTGGCTGTCGGTTATTTAGTTGCGTATAAAAGAAGCTATCTTTTCAATTACGGTTGCTTCGTTGGTCAGGAAATCGTATGGGTTGAGCCAGAGCATAGAGGTGGAAAAGCCTTTATAGCCTTGATGAAAGTCCTTGACGACATGGCTGTTGAGCACAATGCAAAAGAGTGCTATGCAGGGGTTTCAAACGGTGTTAGTATTGACAAGTTACTTCAGTGGTTCAAACGCAAAAATTTCACAAAGGTTGGTTACTATGTTAAGAAGGTTTATACATGACCCGTCTGACCCTCGCTTTTATGACAGGCGTTTATTCAAGGGCGGCGGCAAGGGGGGCGGAAGCGCTCCCCCACCACCTAAGCCAGCTCCTAAACGTGAAGATGTCGCCACTCCAGAAAGCGAACTTGACAGACAAGCTAAACGTCGTGGCGTTGGCGCAACTATTTTGTCAGACCAAAGCAAGCTCGGCCAGAGCGGTAAATTAGGAGACTGATTTGCCACAAAATAACAAAACAAAAATAACTGCTGACGACATTCTTGGGAGTTGCGAAACTCTCAAAACTCGTCGTAGTCAATTTGAGGCTCAATGGAAGCAAACCGCTGACGCTATTTTTCCTCGAATGAATATTTTTGACAACGCTGGTCTAAGCCCTCAGAACGCAAAAAAGAAAACTGTTGTTTACTCAAAGCCATTGCTCGCCCTGACTAATTTTGCGGCTGGTTATAACAGTATGCTGACGCCCTCTGGTTCCAAATGGCACGACCTAACTTTAACAGAGCCAGCACAAGAGAAATTAAAAGGCGTTGGCGACTGGTTGGTCGAAGGTCGTAATAGATTGTTCCGAGAGCGTTATACTGGCGGTGCTGGTTTTGGCGCTCAGCAGCATGAGAAATATATGTCGCTTGGATTGTTTGGGAACGGCATCATGTCGATTAACCCAAATCCTAACGGCGGTATTTTTTACAAAAACCATCACATCGCAGAACATTTTCTTGCTGAAAATCACAATGGTCGTATCGACATTGATTATCACGTATTCGCATTAAATGGTCGCCAAGCTCTGGAAAGATATGGCGACAATCTACCTGATAAAACACATAACTTGGCAAGCTCAAAGCCTATGGATAGCTTTAAGTTTATCCACATGGTTAAGCCTAACCCAGACTACGACCCGAACAGTTTATTGTCAGAGAAAAAGAAATTCATCTCCGTCCATGTTGATGTTGGTATGGGTGAGATAATGGTCGTCACAGGCTTTAACACATTCCCTTACGCGGTCAGCCGCTACGTTACTATACCTAATGATGTTTACGGTACTGGGGCAGCTCAGCTCGTCCTCCCTGACATCTTGATGGCGAATGAAATGTCTCGTACTGGCTTGGTCTCCAAAAAGCTTCGTGGGCTTCCACCAGTTCTAACTAAAAACGATGGCATTGTTACGCCGTCAGGAGGGGGTAGAATTGAGAGCGGTAAAGTTATCAAAGGTGGTCTTGATGCCGCTGGAAATCCGAATATGCGCCCCTACATATCTGGCGCTGACCCTGTCGTAATTGACAATGAAATTCAACGCTCTGGCGAACTTATAGACCAAGCTTTCCTTGCTGACCTGTTCCGCGTTCTCTCTTCAACAAAGAGAATGACGACTGTTGAGGTAATGGAATTGCTTGAAGAAAAAGCAGACCTTCTTGCGCCGCTCATGGGTCGTGAGCAGAGCGAAAGTTTATCACCTCAGATTGAGCGTGAAATTGACATTTTGTCCTCTCAGGGCAGATACCCAGAACTTCCCCCAGCTTTGGCTGACCTACAACAAGACAGGGAAATTAATTATGACGTAGTCTATACAAGCCCACTTGCACAGGCACAGAAGGCTAAGGAAGCTCTGGGAGTTATTCGCACAGTCGGGACAGCAATGGAATTTGCAGCCGCTGACCCTAAAGTTATGAACAGAATGAATCTTGATAAAGCAATTCAGATTGTAAACGACAGCAACATCGGAAATAGTACAATCATGCACGACGATCAAACTGTCGAAGCGATGAATGAGCAACATGATTTAAAAGTAGCGGCGGCTGAAGCTGCTGCGGCGGGAGAGGCTTAGTGACGAAGAAAACTTACAAATTATCAGAGGTTGCTCGGTGTTACCGAGTATGCTTTTTAGACAAGGAGACCCAGCAACTGACGCAAGAGGGTCGTGTCGTTATTAAAGATTTAAGAGCGAAGGGTTTGTTGGACAGCGATACGTTCGACGAGAACCCGTACGCTATGGCGAGAAATTCAGGATTAATGGAGCTCGCAAATAGAATCTTTTATTTTGTTTTCACAAAGGCGGAACAATTTGAAAAGGTGGAAGAGGACGACGGCATCGAAGTCGAAGATGGCGACGATCTCATTAATGGCAACAACAACTTAGAAGGAGAATATTAAAATGTGGAAATTCTTAAACAGTGGTTCTGATTTAGCTTACGGAAATATTTGCATGGAGCAAGCTGGTGAAGAAAGCGGAGCTGGAGCTGGCGGAGCTGGTGAAGGTGAAGGTGAAGGTGAAGGTGCGGCGGCAGAGGCGGCGGCAGCAGCAACAGCAGCGGCTGGAGAAAAAGGTGCAGCCGAAGGTCACTGGACTGAAGGTATGGACGAAGAAACTACAACTTACTTGGCTGGTAAAGGCATTGACAAAATGACCCAGCCTGAAGCTTTGAATACCTTACTTAAATCTTATCGTGGTCTTGAAACAAAAATGGGAGCTGGTAACGATAAGTTAATCATGCGACCAGACATGGACGACCCAGAACAGGTTGAAAAGTTTTATCAAGAACTTGGTCGCCCTGAAAAGGCTGAAGAGTACAAAGCCCCAGAAGGTGAAGTCGACCCAGCATTATTTGGTAATATGCAACAAGCTGCTCACAAGGCTGGATTAACACCGTCTCAAATGGAAATTTTGAGCGCAGCATATCAAGACAGCATGGGTCAATCTGCTGAAGCGTTTCAAA